TACTTTAAAAGTTTCTGCAAGTAGATTTGATCCGGGAAGTTGACCCAATGTTGCCATAATACCTTGTTTACCTAATAAACCTGTGGCTGGGCCAAACATAGAAGCTCTTCCAAATAAACCACCTTTAAGAAAACTTGGTGCTCCTCCTGGTAGGCCAGGAATACCAAAAGCTAATGCAGCCATCCCTAATGTTTTACCTAAATCAGATTTAGCAAATTTTTTAACACCTTTAACGGCTCCTTTGACACCTTTAGTTATTTTTTTAACAAAGCTGCCTAAGCCATACATTTGTCTTGGTTGTTGCATACGTGATATTGTCATATTTATATAATTAAACTAGTTTAAGGCAGGTATATAAACCTGTAAATGCTATACTTTATTTGATTTTTTTGTCAACGTCAATACGTTTTAAAGCTTCTAATTGATCATAAAATCTACCACAATACTGATGCTCTCCAACATGTGTAATGTAGTCTAATGCATAGATGTATACTTTACCTCCCATATCAGTCCATCTTTGACAAAAACCAAAGTCTTCTCCAAAATAACGTTTAGTTTCTATGTCATGTAGTGTATCAAATAAATTGTAAAAATTTTCCTTTGCAGTCTCTTTACCATTAACTATGGTAGGTTGATATATTCTTAGTTCAGGGTGATGTTTCATCATTTTTTCTATAACTTTTCTTTTAATTAACATGCATCCTGTAGGAGCGTGACTAACCTCTATAACTCCATGCTCCATATTAATATTATTTTTATTATCCATTTTTAATGGAAAAGAATAACCTGCTCTTAATAAATCATCTTTTGTTTTTATTAAATTTTTTTTATGTAATTTTGACCACATTTTATCTGTATCAATCATTTTCATTGGGTAAGGACATGCAATAATATCTTTATCAGCACCTATCATTTTAAATATTGTTTTGGATTCAAAATCTATGTCTGAATCAATAAATAATAAATAATCATAATTATCAGAATGATTTAGAAATTCTGCTACACATAAATTTCTACCTTGAGTAACTAAAGATGATTTTAGTAAACTAAAACTAACTAATATACCTTGTTTCATACATTCCATTTGAAACTTTAAAACTGCTTGTGTGTAATGCATAGACACATCACTATGACATGGAGTACAAACCATTATTTTAGCTTTTGGTTGTTGACCTATATTTATTTCAATTGTTTCTGATTCTACATTTCCTTCTTCAATTGTTTGATAAGTATCTTCGTTAAACCAAATAGGTTTATTATTTTGCATTTATTGCTCCTTCTAGAAATCTATTCCAAGTATTTTTTTTTATTTTCCAATCATAAAAATTATTAACAAATTTTTTTTGCATTTTTAAATGATCCCTGATGCCTGACTCATGTAAGGATAATGCAGCAATATCAATACTTTCTGCAAATTTTTTTGCTAAACTTCTATAATCATTTGAGTAAGGAATGTACATTGGAAACTCAGAGCCGGTTTCATATAAAGCACCTAAATTTGTTGTTATACAATAAAGACCTGCAGACATAGCTTCTAGTAAAGATATGCAAGAAGTTTCTTCCCAAATACTTGGGTACACAAACAATCTGTAATTTTTTATATGTTTTTTTATGTATTCATTTGATTTATATCCGATATAATTAACATTAGGTAATTGTCTAGCTTGATTATATAACTCATGATAATAATGATCATTGTGATCGTAAAAAGATTTACCATACAATTCAGTTGATGAATAAACATCTAGACTAATCAATGGGTTTTTAACAAGTTGCATAGCTCCAAGCAACACTGATAAACCTCTCCACGGAGTACAGTGATGTATTATTTTTATAGGCTTTCCTTTTTTATAATCTGTTTTTATAGGATCTACTTTTTCTACACCATTTTTTATAACTAAACATTTTTCTGTAGGTAATTCAAATTTTTTAATAAACTGTTCAAAGTTCCAATTAGAGTTAAATACATACCAGTCATATTTATTGTGGTTTGATTTATCTTCAAACCATGGTTTTAAATTAGGTTGATCCCAAGAATTTTTTTGCCATAGAATATTTATCTTATCTAAGCTAAGAGGTATTTTTTCTGGAACAGATGTACAAATTTGAACTTGATCTAATAACTTTAAATCAACGTGATTTTTTAAATATTCAAATTGAAGCTCTGTCCCACCTTTAGGGTTTTGGTTTGTCATTATTTTGATTCATAACTTTCTGTAAAACGTTTAGTCCTTTCGGTGATACTTCTACATTAACATCTTGACCTATATGCTCTGCCATTGTTTCAGTATTAGGATCTAAGATATCTGCATTTTTTTCTGCTTCATCTTTATATACTTTATTTGTTCTAGTGTTTTTAAATGTAATTGTTGTAGTACAATCTATTTTTAATAAGTCTTCATGTGTCATTATCCATTCTCCTGTGATCTGTCTATTAAAGCATAACTCACAGCACCTGTTATCTTATCTGCGGTACCTGCTTGCATTTTTATAACATCTCCTGCTTCTAAATTCAAGGTATTTACTATCATGTTAACTGTATTTTTATTAAGCTGTGCGTGGCCAATTTCTACATTACTACCTCCAGATTTTTTTATAAATAAATCCGTGTCTACATTAGATGCTGTTTTATGATTAGCTTGAACAGTTTTTACAATAGCTATAGCTGACGTAGAAACAGTCAATACTGTTGTTAGATTTGTTGTTGTTAAATCAAATACTTCGTTTTTATATTGTATGGTCATGATGATAAAAAATAATTGTAGCTATCTTGTTCTTCTTTCAAGTCATTTTGAAATGAAAAATTAAGTTGGTTTTTTAGTGTTGAAACAGATTCTAAAATTTGTCTTTGATTATCTACTTGATATTCTTCTTTTGGTTCAGGTATATATGCAGTTATTTTAGCCATTATCTTCTTCCGTCTACTTTAGTATCAATTCTTAAAGTTCCATATCTCCAAGTTTCTCCTGTACTATCATTTTCTATCTTAACTGCAAGAAGTCGACCTCTTGCACGTGTGTCTATTTTATCAGTAGTTGAAGTTATTGTAAATGGTCCAAGAGGTGAACTTACCGCTGTATCACTTGGATAGTCATTTAATAGTAAGGTAATTTTTGAATTACCTGTTAAAACTTTAAAATCAGGTATAAATCTTTTAACTGACATTAGATAATCACCATCTCCTTTAAAATTTGGTGTAGTATTTGTTCCTCCCATCATACCTTTTCCAGCTGTAATATCAAAATCTCCAGATTTTATAAATGCATTAATAGAAGTAGTTCCCGATGAATTTACTTGATCGGTTCCAATTTCATGAGCATAGTAAGTTGATGCTCCATAAGTATTTGTAATACCTTGTATTGGAAAACTAGGTAAAGCAGTTTTAATATATTCAGTTGCATATGGTAAATCATATACTCCTGTATCAATATAAGAAGTTCTCGCTAAAGAAGACGTTGTCCATAATCTTTCTGCATAATTATATACTACACATCTATTAATTTGTTCTGAATTTGAGCTTGCATAAAACCAATTAATTTCATTGTATAGTGTATTGTGTTCACAATATATTAACTGACTAGCATTATAATTTATGCCTAAATTATCTGCAGTTGTTGCAAACACGAAATCTTCTACTAAACAAGGTAGGGCTTTTACAGTACCATCAAACATAAAAAATCCACCTTCACCTGACATCCAAAATACAACACCATTAGAATAACTAAGTGCATTTTGACCAATCAATCCACAGTTTGTACCTACTTGTCTAATACTAAATGTAAATGGTGGACCAACATATTGAATTACATATGCTGAACTATCAGTTAAAACTAAAGTGTAATCTTTACCGGATACCGCTCCAACAATTTCATTACCTTTATCTAATCTAAATGTTCCTGCTGTATTAATTGCAGTCGGTTGATATTCACTAAAGTTTTCTTGATCACTAAATCTAATAAACATTGGATCTTGAGTTGTTGAATTACCTATTGTTGTTTCTGTTCCAAAATGAAATACGTGTCTATCTCTATCAGATACTTGTGTTAACCTTGTTTTAGTAGGAGCGTTTGCCATAATAGTTGCTCTAACATTTCTAGCTGACGCGGTACCAGAATTCCAAGTAAAAGTTTCTCCGTTATGAATAGTTGCAACAAGTATTTGACCGAAATTATCTAGTGACCATAAACCCGGATCAAGTGTTACAGTAGATGTTAAAGATTGTTGCCCCCATGCAATATAAAATTCAACAGATGCTCCTGAACTGTGAGCCGATGATCCTGTAACTACTGCACCTGAACTATGAGTTGATCTAGTTCCAGAAACAGCTCTTGTAATACCTGTTAAATTATTTCCAGTTATTCCAGTATATGAAATATATTCTGATCCTATTCTTATAACTCCACTTGTTGCAAAACCACTTACTGAAGTTAAAGCTATATTGGAACCTGAAGTACCACTAGTATTATCTGCAAGTGTTCCATTTAAAGTTGTAGATGGAGTGGTTCCTACAACAGCTCTTTTAATACCTGTTAAATTATTTCCAGTTACTCCAGTATATGAAATATATTCAGCGCCAACTCTAATAGTCCCTCCTGTAATTGGAAAATTTGTAGTAGAGGTTAATGTAATACTTGTACCACTTCCTCCTGTACCATCAGCATCATTTAATAAAGCACCATTTAAAGTAGATGTAACACCGGACGCACCTCCCCAACTAGCGGTACCCCAACCAAAACCTGCAGTTTGAAACGTTGGACCTACAATTACATAAGGATCAATTTGTGCAGAACCTGTTGAAACTACTGCTCCGGAACTATGGGCTGATCTAGTTCCAGAAACAGCTCTTGTAATTCCTGTTAAATTATTTCCAGATACTCCAGTATAAGAAATAGATTCTAATCCTACTGCTATAATTCCGCTTGTTGCAAAACCACTTGTAGAAGTTAAAGTAATACTTGTACCACTTCCCCCTGTACCATTTGCATCATTTAATAAAGGACCATTTAAAGTAGTTGATGATGCCGATGAATTAGTTGGCATTGTAATTTGAAATGTATCATTTGTTTTATTTAATATTTCAAATGTATTGTTTGTAAAATCTGTCGTTGCATATCCAGAATTTGTTGGAACAGTAACTGATGAAAATGTTATATATCTTCCATCCAATAAACCATGTGATGGTTTACTAACTGTTACTGTTCGAGATCCAGAAGTTGTACTAAAGGTAGCTCCAGTAACAACATTATTATCTATTGGAGTAATATCAATAAATTCTCCTTCATAGTATAAAAATAAACCTTGAGATGTTCCTATAGCTACATATTTTTCTCCAGAAATACTGGTAAAAGCATGTTGAGCACGAGCTGCTCCAGGTAAAGTATTATTAGAATTTGTAAGTTGTGACCAACCCCCTATTTTTTCAGGTAGTCCATATCTAAATCTAACAAAATCACCATCTACCCATTGAGATTCACCGGCTGAGTCTGTAATTTGTTTATTATAGCCTGGTCTAAAGTTAAGTTTTTGTAGCATAGTTAAAGTATATAGTATTTTAAATATATAGTAAATTCTATATTTTATATAATTTTACAGCTTTACCCAAGTTTGAGGGTTAGGTATTAAAATCTCACTAACTTTGTTCATTTCAGAAGTCATTATAATGTCTCCACTTATTGATATACGAGGAGATTGTTCTTTTGTTTTTTCAGTGCCGTGTTTAAGAGAACTAGGAAATATAATTAATTGACCTGGTTCATTATTAATCAATACATTTTGATGATTTTGATCATTCCACTCCGTAGCATCTGGCATATAGAATCTTTGATTTGGTTCATAAAATGTTATTGATGAATGATTTTTATTTTTTTTAACATAGTATACAAAACTAAAATGACTAGCTCCATGATCATGAGCAGCAATATGTTGGTCTTTTTCTGTGTAAGCTACCCAAGATTTAGTAATAAAATAGTCTACATTTTTATATTTTAAATTATTTAAAAAAACATTTAAATTTATTTTTAATTCAGAAAAAAAATTATTAAATTTTTTATTTAATTGAAGTTGATCTCCATAAAGAGCTTCAAATGATTCAACACCACCTTCTAGTAAAGGACCTGCTTTATCAGAAGTAAAAGAATAACCTGTCTTATGAAGTTTAAAATAATCATTTTTACATTTTGGTGAACATATATCTTTTTCAATTATAGGTATAAGTTCCTCGTTAATTTTTTCAAAGTTATTTAATTTAGAAATACCTATTAAGGATCCTAATATTCTAGCTGTCTCCATCTAATGTACCTTTCTGATCAAACCAAATATAGCTATTTAGCTTGGATAAAAATTTATCC